CCTGTATTTATTGATGATTACAGTGGCTTTTTCGTTTCTGTCGATCAGTTTAGGGCATTTCTAGGGCATAAACGTTGCCCGTCATGCCGCTCTAGTCCGTTCTAAACCCCAGCATTTTTGACACGACACTGGCCATGCTCTTGGTGTCTTTGGGTATCCACCTCCCATAATGTTTTTTCACCATCGTTGTATCAGCGTGTCCAAGCTGCCTCGCTACCCATTCCACCGGTACATAGCTCGACAGCATCTGGCTAGCGAAGGTATGACGGCATTGGTTAGCGCCTCGGTGTCGGACCTCTGCCTTTTTCAGGTGAGCCGTGAACCAGTTGCTCAAGGTCTTTCCGCTCCATAGCAGCCCGCTTGTGGAACTGCGGAAAAGAAACCTGACTTTCATCTTCTTCGATGAGATGTTGTCACGCTGGATAACGGTGATCTCTTCAGCGGGGACCTCCTTGGCAGCAGCTACGATCTCTCGCATCAGTGCCATCGCAGGATCTATCAGCTCAATCACCCTTACCCGGGAGCGCTCTTTCGGGACTTTGAATTCGCCCACGACCAGCGCACGACGAACCTGCACTAGGCCGGCATCGAGATCGATGTCCTCGACCGCGAGTGCAATGAGTTCAGATAGCGATAGTCCGGCCCAGCAGTTGAACTCGATCATCCTAGCGTCAGGTCGTCTGTCCGGGTCCGCTTTGCCGATCAATTCGATCTCGGTGCGACTGAAGGGATCGGCGTGCTCGAGGTCTACGTCCGAACCGACGTTGCTGATACGATCCAATGGGTTGGCTTTCAAAATGCCGTCGCCAAACGCGTCAGCCCAAACGCCACGAACGACGGTGAAGATGTCATTTACTGTCTTAGGAGATAGCCCTTGCTTCAGCAGTTGCGCTTGGAATAGCTCTACATCGCTCTTGCTGATGTCGACTATTCGGCGTTTGCCAAATTTATTTTCGACGTGCTTGGCCTTGCTGACATAGTTAACGACGGTGCTCGATGCTTTAAGCGCCCTTTGAACTTCCAGCCATCGATCGATACCTTCTTTGACTGTACGCTTTAGGGAGGGGCCCCCAGTGCCCGTAAACATGGCCGCCCTTGGTGAGTTGGGGAAGTGAGCCGCATAATCGAAGCGGCCCTCTTTAATTTCCGCCAGGATGGTGCGCCTTTTGTTGTCGGCGTAAGCAATTGCGGCTTTGTTTACTTTCGAAATTCCTTCGAGAGGCTCTCGGCAACGTTGACCGTTGAATATGAACCAGATGCGTAATTGCTTGCCATTCATCTCGACGCCTGTGGGCATCTTGTCAGTCATGGTTGGCCTGCCATCCACTTTTCAATCGCCTCTTTGTTATAAACAAGCACGTTCGCAGGGTCCGTTCGATAGTGTTTCCCTTCTAGCCAGATCCCACGGGAACGGTACTTACGAACCGCTTCCGTGCTTAATCCAAAAACTGGATACAGTAGATCCTGGCGAAACCAAGCGCCTGGCGTGATGTGGAAATCAATTTTTTCTGCGGCGCTCATGCTTTAACTCCTTTTGGCTGAATGCCTTTCACGTCATCGGGGCCTTTTTCCGTTACTAGGCGTTCTGCCATTTGAAGTGCTTGATCTCGTAGAGATCTGGCGTCGCGCTCAAGCTTCTTACCGGTACGAAAGGCGCTGAAGGTTTCGGCAGCGATCCGCAGCAGCTCACCGATGGCGACCAGCGTCTGGCGCTCGGCCAAGCTAAAGGGCGGACCTGCTTCATGTCGTTTGCAGGTTTGTGCCAGGCGCATATGATCGGCACGAATGAATTGCAGGGAGGCTCGCAGTTCGCGGATGGTTTTGGCGCTCACGGCACGCTGAATGTCTTCACCTTCGCGCAGGCCGGTCTCCAGACCATCGCTACGGCCCATGATGTAACCGCCCCAAACCAGGAGGGCCGCCATAATGATCAAGATAACGAGTGCAACTGCTTGTACTGGATTCATCATTTGGTGTGCTCCTGGGGTTGTTGTTGGCTATTGGTAGCTGCCGTCAGTGGTGTGGCTGCAGCATCGCGTTGGTCGTCCTGCTGTCGCTGCATGTCCTCATCAGCCTTGTAGGCGCAGATGTCGATCAACGAGGCCATGTGCCGTATGTGGACGTATTTGAGTGCCTTGCGACTAGCGTCGATCGTGGTGATCGGAAGCTGAATCCGGCCGTTGTAGATCTCAGTCACGAACAGCTGTGAGTTCAGGTTGCGAAAATAGGCTTCCCTTATTTTTTCTAGCGGGATCAGTACATTCCCGAAAGTGCGATAAAGCATTTCGACGGTGGTCGATTCGGGTGCCGGATGCAGGCGAAGTGGGTTCTGCGTAGCGTTACTCATGGCTTTGTCGAGCCTCCTTGCGTTGTTTTCGTGCCGGGTGATTCCAGGCATTCAGGCAGTGGCGTTTAGTCAGCTCGCGCAGATGTTCTGGCACTTCGAGGAGTGCGGCGTTGCGCTCCTCGCGTGTGCGCATGGCAACAATCTGGCGGGCGTACTCCCTAGGCCACGTCACGGCGGTCGGCCGGGATGGCGGGAAGATCAATGCCCAACTGGTCGGCCAGCCAGCGGATGCCGGCCTGCTTGACCCGGGTCGACTGGCTGTACTGCATGCCGTATTTCTCGTCGTACCAAGGGCTGTCCTTGATCCGTAGGTAATCGTTGTCGCGCTCGAGGTCCGCTGGCAGGTTTCCCTTGAGCAAACCCATTTCGCGCATACGGGCGATGAGCTTGGGACGGGTCAGGCCGAGATGAGCAGCTGTTTGGGCGAGGGTGCGTTCCATGGCGCCTCCTTAAGCCGCGTGTGCGGCAGGAGTGGCCGCTGCCGCGATTTGGCTGATGGATTCGCTGACCTTGCCGTAGATTTCGACATCGGTACCGCACGCGGTAAAACACCGGTTGCGCGGGCTCTTCTTGCCGATGCTGAGGATGGCGGTGATGCAGGAGAGGGTGTGCGGGCGATGAACAGCGACGTGCAGCGGCAGATCGAAGCCCATGTCGAGGCTCAGCACGCCGCCGGTGCGAATCAGCTCGAATACCCGCTGCTTGTCCTGGACGTCGAAGCGTCCGTATTGGCGATCGGAATGCGCGCGATGCACCCGGTCGCTGGTGCTGCTCGGATCAAGCGGGCCGTTGGCGATCTCCTCGATGAAGTCGGCCAGCTTGAGGTGCATCTTCTTGTCGTTCGGCAGGGTCAGCGTGTGGCGTTCACTGCCCAGCTCGATGACAAAAGTGCTTTCCACGGGGCCGCGTTCGGCCTTGAGACGGAATGCCAGGCATTCACGCTTCGGCACTGTGCGCAGGACGTGGTTGAAGGTCTCGCTCAGGTTGACTTGGGCGTTGAGCAACTGCAGGGTGCGGTTATCGATCTTGTACTTGATCATGCCGCGCGCCCTCCACCGTTCGGATCGATAGGCGAGTGGGGGTAGGGCTTGGCAACAAGCTTCGGCTTGCTGTTATGAATGACGACCAGGCAGCCCGTGGCGAGCTGCAGCTGTTCGATCAACTTGCGGTTGCTAACACATGCCGGATGGATGTGCAGAGATGCGGTGGTGCGCATAGGTATTGCCTCACTCTGTGGACGGGAGTGAAGCAATTAAACGCAATGTTTATTTTTTCGTCAATTTAAATGTTTATTTTGTTTATAGGAGAGGGTTGGCGCGAAGCGGCCGTATTGTCGACCACCAGAACACCCTACCAAGAATGACTATTCTCTGCTGCATGACCTGATCAAAGTCGAAATCTTCGTCTTTGAAATCTACCTGGTTATAGCTACGCATGCGAAGCCCGCCTCCGGGTAACCGCTCTAGGAATTTCACTCTCAGTAAGCCGTCGTGATCAATCGCATAAATCTCCCCATCAATGATGCGGGTCATGCCTTTGTCTACACCTACGGTCGCGCCATGGAGTATGAGCGGATGATTACTGTTGCCCGCGTTGGTTGCAAAAACAGCTTGGGACGGATCCACGCCGCACATGCGCATTGTATGTCTTGAAAATCTCAGTTTTGGGCCGTCAATTTCTTGAACGGCGGTACGTCCATGCCCCGAGGATAGCTCTACTTCCTTATACAACTTCAGTTCGACCTCATCGTCGTCGAGGGGGGTGTCGTCATCCCAAGGAGCTATTGGCTCCAAGTAAACAGGTGAAAGATCTTCATCGTGAAAAGGCTTGGAATTAGCTGAATGCTGATTGATCGGATGCTTTGCGTCGTCAGCGTCCTCTCCGTCAGCTGCTAGCCATCGTGGGTTAACGCCTAACACGTCGGCGACCGTGAAAATTCTTGCTTTAGGAATTCCGCGATTGAACCAATGATTGACGTGTTGAGGCTCCACACCAATCGATGCGGCAAAGTCTTTGTACGGTATGCCCGCTGCGTCAAGATGAGATCGCAGGCGCTTTCCTGAGTTATTCATAAACTGAAAGTTTACCGGGGTAGACAAGACGTTTAAATAAACGTAATGTGTATTTGTGTTTGATTCGGGTATACGGAATGTCTACGAAGATTTCTGCATTGCAACGAGCAATTGACATAGCGGGAGGCGGTAAGGCGCTCGCGTCTGAATTGGGTGTCAGTCCTATGGCCGTTTCTCAATGGAAAAGGCGAGGGATTCCAGTCGGACGCGTACATGACGTTGTGCGTATTTCGAAGGGACAGATTCAAGCCTACGAGCTGCGTCCTGATCTTCCTGAATTGTTCCCGGTTCCAGCAGTGTCATCGATTGCTGCTTAATTTTTAAGAAAAAAGGCGACCCAAGGGTCGCCCAGTTTCTCCCGACAGCATCACCACAATGCTATCGGGCCGCGATGTCAGTAGGTGCGCACACCACATGCCGCCGACCTTCATCGCGTTTCCAAGGCTCGGAAGCCTTGGTGTTGCTGCCGTTCTTACCACAGAGCTGGCAGCTGTTGCGCCAGGGGTGAACAACGGATTGTTCGCCCCGGCACGGTGCCGGTGTTGGTCTTACGAACCTAGCCGGCTTTGGGCCTCTCCAGACCACGCGGCAAATGTATCACCAACTTCTGTCGCGCGGCACTGGCAACTTTTAGGATTAATGCCATGAGCCGAATTGCTCTCAGTTCTCTGGAACGGGCGCAGCGGGAAATCCTGCCGCTCGATTTAGCGCTGTATCACGCCGCTCGCGATTACCCGGGTGGCGCCGCCGCCATCGCCGCGACTACGGGCCGCAACCCGACCACGTTGCAGCACAAGCTGTCGCCAACCCACCCGAGCCACTCCATCAACATTCAGGAGTTTGGCGAGATCCTCGAACTGACCAAGGATCGCCGCATTCTGGATGCGGTGCATGCGCTGGTCGGCGATACGGTCTGGCAGGAGCTGGCCGACACCTACACTAACGACATGCCCGAGACCCTTACCACGGGTATCGCCGAATACTTCCGCCAAGTCGCGGATCTGGCCGAGACCTGGGCCAAGAGCATCGGCGACGGTGTGGTGACTGATCAGGAACTGGCAGCGATTCGCCTGCAGGTGTTCCGAGGCATTCAAGGGCTGCTCGGGTTGTTCAACCGCGCCACCTACGTCAACCAGACGACGCGAGGTGCCGACCGTGGCTGACATCGCCGATTTCGCCAACGATCTGGTGCAGGAACGCATCGATCAGGCCATGGCGGCGCGCAGCGCTGCCAAAGCAGAAAGCGCTGCCCATTCCTTGCTGTTCTGTGAAGCGTGTGACGATCCGATCCCGGAAGCGCGCCGCCTGGCCCAACCGGGTTGCTCGCAGTGCATCAGCTGCCAATCCCTCTCTGAGCGGGGGATTCAGCATGCTCGATGAGGTATTGGGGCAATTCGCCGATTACGGTCTGGAGCCAGCGCAACCGCTGGTGTTCGGCAAGCTGACCCGCTGCAAGACATCGCAGGACAAGGGCAAGGAAAAGAACGGCTGGTACGTCGTCCACGAGCAGCGCACGGAGAAGGGTGACACCCTGATCTTCGGCGCCTTCGGTGACTGGCGTTCGGGCGAGACGCAGAAGATCAAGGTCAAGGCCGGCCGCATGTCGCCGGAAGAACGCGAAGTGATGCGCGCTCGCCAGGAAGAGGCCAAACGCCGCGCCGCCGAAATCGCGAACAACGCTGCGCGGCGCGCCGCGAAAAGGGCGCAGGGTTTGTTCGAGCGCATGCCGACCACCGGACGCAGCGACTACCTGGACCGCAAACAGATCGTCGGTATCAACGTGCGTTACGCGCCGCGCACCGGTGCCGTGTTGGTCCCAATGAAGAACGCCCGTGATCAGATCATGGGCCTGCAAGTGATCTTCCCGAACAAGCAGGAAGACACCGGCCGCGACAAATCCTACTGGCCCTACGGGATGGCGAAGGAGGGCACCTTTCACTTGCTCGGCCCGCATCCGGTACCGGGCGAACCGGTGCTGGTCTGTGAGGGCTACGCCACCGGCGCCAGCCTGCACATGGCGACGTCGCTCGCCGTAGCCGTGGCCTTCGATGCGGGCAACCTGTTGGCCGTGTGCAAGGTCATGCGTGAGCGCTTTGCCGGCTGCCCGCTGATCATCTGCCGCGATGACGACTGGAAGACCACCAAGCCCAACGGCGATGCCTGGAACCCTGGCGAGGAGAAAGCGAGCAATGCTGCGTTGATCGTCGGTGCCCAGGTCGTTGCGCCGATCTTCTCTGTCGAGCGTCATGACAAGTGGACCGACTTCAACGACCTGCACGTCGCTGAAGGCCTCGACGCGGTTCGCCGTCAGGTGCTGGCCGTGGTCCGCCCGCCGGCCGCCGGTGGCTGGAAAGATCAACTGGCCCGCAGTGAAAGCGGCGCCTTGATCGCGCACATGCAGAACGTCGAACTGATCCTCGCTCACGACGAGCGCTGGGCCGGGGTGATCAGCTACTGCGCTTTCAGCTCGAAGATCGTCAAGCTGCGTGCGGCGCCTTATGGCGGTGGCACCGGGGAGTGGGCCGACATCGACGACGTGCGCGTCATGAAGTGGCTCGCGCAGCAGTACAACCTGCGTGTGAAATCCTCGCACGTGATCGAAGCGGTCAGCGTCGTGGCCCACGACCACGCGTTTCACCCGGTGCGTGAGTACCTGAAAAAACTCGAATGGGATCGCGTGCCGCGCCTGGAGCGTTGGTTGACCGATGTCATGGGGGTGAAAGCAACCGACTACACCTCCAAGGTCGGCAAGCGCTGGATGATCTCGGCCGTGGCGCGGGTGATGAAACCCGGCTGCAAGGCTGATTCGGTGATGATCCTCGAAGGTGTACAAGGCGCCGGTAAGTCGACCGCCATGAGCGTGCTCGGCGGTGAGTGGTTCATGGACACGCCGTTTGCCCTTGGCGACAAGGACGGCTTTCAGGCGATACGTGGCAAGTGGATCGTCGAGCTGGGCGAGCTGGACAGCTTCAACAAGGCCGAGAGCACCAAGGCCAAGCAGTTCTTCTCCGCGTCGACCGACACCTACCGCGAAAGCTATGGCCGCAGAACCCTGGACGTGCCACGCCAGTGTGTGTTCGTCGGTACCACCAACCAGGACGAGTACCTTAAGGACGCCACCGGCAACCGTCGCTATTGGCCGGTGGCTTGTACCAAGGTCGATGTGGCGTTGCTGCGCGAGATCCGCGACCAGCTGTGGGCCGAAGCAATGTTCTGTTTTGAGGCCGGCGATCTCTGGTGGGTCACGCGAGAGGAAGCGCCGATGTTCAGCGAGGAGCAGGACGAACGCTTTGTGGTGGACGAATGGGAAACGCCCATCCTGACCTGGCTCGAAGAGTCGCAGATCGGCGAGACCACCACCGGCAGTGAGGTGATGAGTCAGGCGCTCAAGCTCGATCCCGGTCATTGGGGTAAACCGGAGCAGATGCGCGTGGGAGCGATCCTCCATCGACTGGGATGGCGACGGTTCCGTTTGGGCGCGTTGAGCAAGAGCGGCCAGCGGCCTTGGGCGTACAAGAAGCCTGAGGGTTGGGGCAGGGCGCCTGAGCTGGAACAACCTGCGTTTGAGGAGCCGTGCTTCGATGATTAAAGCGATCGATATGGCTCTCAAGCAATGGGCGCAGGAGCTGCACAGCGACGAGGTTGCCGCCGGTTACTCGGGCGGCAACATGGTCGCGATGATGATGGAGAGTGGTGGCCAGCTCGTGCGCGGCAGGCGTGGGAGCAGGGTGCCACTGGAAGCCTCACTGGACATCGAGCGGATCGTCAAGAAGCGCCTTGATCCCGAGCTGATGACGGTGGTCCGGGTGCATTACTTTCAGCCTGATGCGCCTTTGACTGCGCGTCTGGCTCAGAGTGGCTGCACCCGTAATCTCTACTACCAGCGCCTGCATGACGCTCACATCGTGGTCGAGCACTTCCTCCTGGGGGAAGCGGCTTGATCGTGGGCATTACTCTGGCTCAAGCCGTCCCACCGGCCTGCCTCCGTCCCACCGCTTTTTGCGGTGGTGGGACGGGGGCAGGCCGCGTCGTTGTTGGGCTGTCCCACCGTCCCACCTTTTTCATGCCTCCAACCCGTGTGTGCGTAGCGGGTACAGGTACGCGCGTTTACGCGCACGCGTGCTTTTTAAATTTCTCTCTATACACGAGAAAAGAGAGATAAAAGTAGGACGGTGGGGCAAAGCCCCGATCTGCGGGGCTTTCAGACGTCCCACCTAGTTTTAGAGAGGTGGGACGCATGGGACGCCGCTAAAACACCAGAAGCAAAAGCCAGCCGGGTTGAGATATTCACCGACATTCGCCAGCCGTTCACCGGGCGTCACCCACGCATTCACCGGATGGCATTAAAACGGTCTTGCTGCCAGCAGAATCGAGCTGTAAAAAGGGGCCATCTTCGATGGGTGCGACCGCAAAGCGCGGCAGGCCACCCACCACCTGACCCGGCCATAGCGCCGGGTCTTTTTGTTTAAGGGGCAGGGCAATGGCGAACGAGCAACAGGCACTGGCAGAGATGCCGATCTGGTTGGTGATTGCCCTGTCCCTGGTTGGCGGTGTGTCCGGCGAGATGTGGCGCGCCGACAAGGACGGGGCAAGAGGCTGGGCGTTACTGCGGCGCCTCGCACTTAGGTCCGGTGCCTGCATCGTGTGCGGTGTGTCAGCGATGATGTTGCTGTTCGGTGCGGGCCTGTCGATCTGGACAGCGGGCGCCCTGGGTTGCCTGACCGCGATGGCCGGCGCGGACGTCGCCATCGGCTTGTACGAACGCTGGGTGGCCAAGCGGCTGGACCTGAGCGAGGCCGAACCGAAAGCATGAGCCGGGCAGGCCGGGTAGGGCGCCGATTTTTACGGGTCCTCCCCGAGGGCCGCCCCCTACACGGGTTATCGAACTCGCGGAATCTCTCTAGCTGAAACCTTTGCAGGGATGTCCGTCTTTCCAAAAAGGATGGGGGTAGGGCATGGCACTCGGATGCCGGCTCGACCGACCGGGCCGGGCCGAAATGCGCCGGGGACCCTGGGGACTTTCAAAGGGTACGGGGTCGGAAACCCGCGGGATCTTGTTAGTGAGAGGCTCGCCAGCTTACTGAAATTTCAATCCACTGAAATCTTGAAAGGATTCATTGAAAAGCCGCTGAAAAGGAGGGCTTATGAGCACAGCTACGTACCTGTCAAAGAGCGCCTTCGCTGCGCATATCGGTCGATCACCGAGCTACATCACCTGGCTGAAAGAGAACGGCCGGTTGGTGCTGTCGCCCAATGGGAAGCAGGTCGACGTGCTGGCGACTGAAGCGTTGATCCGCGATACCGCCGACCCGAGCAAGGCTGCCGTCGCTGCTCGCCACCAACAGGAGCGGCTCCAGCGTGATGTGTACAGTCACGTCGCAGCCCAATCCGAGCCGACCAACATGGCTGCGCCGCCGCCCGCTGACCCCGCGCAAGGGCAGTCCCCAGACTTTCAAAAAGCGCGTGCACATCGGGAGCATTACCTGGCTCGAATGGCTGAAATGGAGTTTCGCAAGGCACAGGGGGAACTGGTGGAAATCAGTTTCGTGCAGAAGGCTGCCTTTGAAACAGCGCGATCACTCAATCATTCGCTAATGAGCCTGTCGCCGCAATTGGCGCCACAACTCGCCGCTTTGTCGGACCCGTGGGAAGTAGAGCGGCAGTTAACCGCTGCGCTGCGCCAACGGCTTAATGAAGCTGCTCAGGTATCCAGCGATGATTTTGGATTAGCGCTGGAGGAGTGCTAGTGGAGGGGTGGGTATCTGTCCGCATTGTATGAAGGTTAGACATTGCTACGGCCAATAACGGCGATCTCTTAATAACTCCGGGCTTTGGCCGATTGCGGAACTCATGCTTGCACGGCGCAAAGTATCAGGCATGTTAATGATTGTTTAGTTCCCCAGTCGCTCCGTCCCAGCGCTGGTCGTCAAGATACTAGAGAAGGGCATTTGGGGCATGGCAACGAATCTAAGTTTGGCGGAGTAGGGCTCGGTAGCGTCGACGTTGAAGTTGACATAAAACTAACGCAGGAAGCTATTAAGTCGCTTCTTTGCCGTCCATTCATTGTATCGCCAAAAAGTAGTCTTATCAGTTAATCTGTAGTTGGCTTATAAGGTTATCGTGTCTATGCTGCCGAGTATGGCTGTTAGTTTATCAAGAAATTCTTTTTCGCTTGCGAAGTTTGTGTTTTCGATTAGGTTTAAAAACCAGAGCGCATCCAAGGCTGAAAATATTTCCAGCCACTCTGGCCTCTTCGCTTTTGATTCAGGCATGTCGTTCGCGGCGAATCCATGGCCCTTACCCTCCGATAGATAAAAATAGTTATCTGCGAATGAGTAGCCTATAATTTTCGGCCAGCTTGAGCTATGCGGAAAATTTGGTTCCAAATCATTTTTTGCAATTATGTAAAAAGTTTTCATTGTTTCTTCGGAAGTATATCAATTTTGTCGAAGTTAACTTTTTGGTCATCAAGATGAAGTTGCTGCGCTCCTCCGTCGCCGTATTTTCTATAGGCCTCAGCTAAAGGCTCTAGTTGCGATTTGTCAGTATCACCTTTCCAAAAAGGAACACGTGCTCTCGGCTTCCCGTCGGTGTAGAGCTGCAAGGTATCAAATTCTGCCCTGATGCGCGCATCACTCCATGTGAATCGCCCCGGTATTCTAGATGCTCTCCAGGCTCGGTCCGTAACGCTTTTCAAACTCTACCGGTGACAGCTGAATGTTTAAACTGTGGCGTCGTTTTGGGTTGTAAAACATCTCGATGTCATCGAACGCATCATCCTGAGTATCTTGGGGGGATTCACCGTAGTCAGTGAAAATATACTGCTTCTAAGTAAATTTATACGCGCTACGCAACCCGTAGATGGAAATCGACTATAGATTTTCAATGTCTATGTTGCAGCCATTGTTTTTCAGTCTTTGAATTTCTTGCTCAAAGGAATATTTGGATGAGTTTTCATTTTTTTGGTCATAGATTTTCCTTAGGTATCGGAAGAGGATGCCAATATTGCTTTTTGTCTTTTCGTCAAGGCTTGCGATCAGGTCGTAACCTTCCTCCGATAAAAAATGTATTTTATTTTTTAGGATGTAGTATGCGGTTATATTTGAGAGCAGGCTCGCCGCATCTTCGTAGTTCTCTTTCAAGTGTTTTGCATAGTCTTCAAATATATTTGTCAAAAGACTTTGCGCAGCTTTTTGAGTTTTCAATACGCCGCACATTTCCTGCCAGTTGCTGACATACAGATGGTCGCCCCATTCGGAACCTCTAGCGAAATAAATCCCTTCTCCCTTGAAGGATTCGGGAATTTCATGTTGTTCCAAGGCGGTTTCAAATGAAGTTTTCATTGAAGCTTTCCCAGTCTTCGAAGTTTTTCAGCAGTGTTCCTATGCCACTGTTGTGAGTGACATTCTCAGAACCGATCAGAGCGGCTTCTTTTGTACCGCTCTTCGTTGCGCCACCAGGAACCCATTCGTTAGGATAGGCGCCATTTTCCTTACCGTTTGGCATCTCATATTTAAAGCGAGGGTCATCCGGTTTTATCTTAGCAATATAGGGGCTAGGGCAAGTAGAGCTCAGCCCCAGTGGATCCCCCCATCCCGTAGAGTTGGGCACGTGCTGGTATAACGCAGTTGGCTGCCGTCCGGGTTGATACGACGGCTGACCAGGTGCAGGTTATCGGCATATTCGTAACGGGTTACGCGGCCCAGTTCGTCACGTTCAGAGGTGACGCGCCGTACGGGTTGTAGGTAAACGCGCGGGTGGCACCACCGGGCAGAGTGATCTATGCCAGACGGTTTGCAGCATCCCACTGGTAGTGGGTGATTGCACCGGTTTCAGCCTGACGTGTGATCTGTCGACCGAGTGCGTCGTAGCGATATTTGCGTTGACCGCCGTCGGGCAGGCGCTCCTCCAGCAGATGGCCGAGGTTGTGCCAGCCCAGTTGATGACGGCTGCCATCCGGGTGCCTGATTTCCAGCAAGCGTCCCTGGCGATCGTAGCTGTAGTGCGTCGAGTTACCATCCGGATCTACTTGTTCGGTGATATCACCCTGATCGTTACGCCAGTAGATCCATTTGGCCGGGCCACGATTAACCACACGCACGTAGCCGTGGTAGTACTCGTAGGAGGTCGGCATGTCTTGCCTCCTTCGAAAGTCGTCGGTTAGGTCGGTGTGTGAAAGGCCTACAGTATTAGTCGCCGTTAAGCCTTTATTGGGATATTTTAAGTTTGGAAGTATCGCTGGCAGTTTTTATTGAATATTTTTAGGCGTTAGGATTTTATTATTTCAATTTCTTTGGCTTTGCTTTTTATTTGACGTTCAAGCAGTGTTCTGCTGATGGGGGCATTGTTGTCAATGCTGGTCAAGATCCAGTGAGCATCCAGTATTGTAAATAGTCTATCCCAGCGGGGCTCTCTGGCAATAATTTCCGGCAGAACAATTCCGTTAAATCCATGGCCATTTCCTTCAATAAAAAGGAATGAGTTGTCTTCAACGCAGTAGCCAATTATTTTTGGCCACTCAGGACTGTTAGGGATCTCGGGTTCAAATTCTTTTTTCTCGATTACGTAAAAATCTTTCATCATTTCTCCGGAAGTACATCAACTTTGTCGAATTTTATAGTTTGTCTGTCAAGGTGTACTTGCTGAGCTCCGCCGTCGCCATATTCTTTATAGGCCTCGGTTGTCGGTTCAAGCCTCGTTTTATCAGTATCACCCTTCCAGAAAGGAACTCGAGCTTGCGGCTTCCCATCAACATAAAGTTGTAAAGTATCGAATTCTGCCCTTATGCGTGAGTCACTCCAAGATCCTGGACCGTTCGCGTCGGGTCCAACCTCTGGACCTTTAACTTGATAAGCTTCCCTAGCGCTTTTACCAGTCTCGTGTTTTTCGAAACCAGCATAGGTCACAGGTGCCTCCTTCATGCGAATAGTGTCTTGTCCGTATTGATTCAGTGTACCGTCATCATTCATGTACCTCACATATCGATAACCGGTGCCGGGCAATGTGGAGTCGGGTCCAGATGGACCTACGTAAAAGTCTGGTCTGCCTTCCGTTATCGATGGGGGAGTATTGCCATCATCTAATACAGTGGGAGTTAAATCTCCGGGAGAACAGTTAGGGTTTGGGCAAGTGTTCAAACCCAGCGGATCCACCCACCCAGTAGGATTAGGCACGTACTGGTAGTTATTCAACCCACCCGCCAGCTTGATCGGATCCGGCGTCAGATACCGCGCTGTGTTCGGATTGTAGTAGCGGTGCCGGTTGTAATGTAACCCCGTCTCGG